TTAAATATATTGCCCGCTGCGGACACTTTTAGGCTTTGGCGCGCAGTCTGCGGCATCATTCAGCAGGCTCAGATCGCGGTCGCGGACTTCAGGCATCAGGATCGCGGAAATTAAGCCAATAATGGAATAGCACACCAGCATAATCACAATCGGCATCCATGAACCGGTCATATTGCAGAAAATACCGGCCAGCACCGGGCCAAATCCTACGGCGACGAGGCCACCCGCCTCTTTTGAAATTGCCATGCGGGTAAAGCGGTTACGCGAACCGAACATTTCCGCCATGGTGATATTTTCCAGCGCAAACAGCCCTAACACCGCAATATTATGAATGACGATCAATGACGCCATAATAGTGCTCGCGCTGTAGCTCTTATCCACAATAATCGACAGCATTGGCCAGGCCAGAATAATGGCTGAAATATTGACGATAATATACGGTATGCGACGCCCCACCTTATCTGACAGCCATCCGAGGAATGGAATGGTAATAAAGCCAATAACAGAGCTGATCATTAACGCATCGGTAGGAATTGCCTTATCAAACAGTAAGGTTTGCACCAGATAGCCCGCGAGGAACGTTTGCAATAACCCTGAATTTCCGGCCTGTCCGAAGCGCAGACCCGTCGCCAGCCAGAAGGATTTACTTTTTAGCATGGCGCTAAAGGTCCCTTCCTGCGTTGCCATCTCATTCTGTAGGCCGCTGTCTTCGCTAACCTGCTCAAAGACCGGGCTCTCTTTCAGATTAAGACGCAGCCAGATGGCAAAAATCATCACCACTGCGCTGGCCAGGAACGGGATTCGCCATCCCCACGCGACGAGCTGCTCGCGATCGAGCACGAAGAACATGACCGCCCAGATAGCCGTGGCGCTTAAGGTGCCGCAGTTGGTGCCCATCGCCACCAGCGAAGAGATAATCCCGCGCTTACCTTTCGGCGCATATTCCGCCAGCATGGTACCGGCGCCTGATATTTCTGCGCCTGCGCCAAGCCCCTGAATAATACGTAAGGTTACAAGCAACACCGGCGCTAAAATACCGACCTGAGCATAGGTTGGCAGTACGCCAATGAGGGTCGTACAGATCCCCATCATGGTGATGGTAATAAACAGGACCTTTTTGCGCCCAATACTGTCGCCCATTTTACCAAAAATAAAGGCGCCGACGATTCGCGCGATATATCCCGCGCCGTAGGTTCCCATTGCCAGAATCAAGGCCATCGCGGCGGATTGTTCCGGGAAAAATATTTCATGGAAAACCAGCGCCGCCCCGAGGGAATAGAGCTGGAAATCCATAAATTAGCGGGCTATTTTAACTAACCATGTAATAGCCCGATGTAACCGGGGATTTTTCAATGTGTTGTGGGTTTGAAATCAACTGAGCACGCATAAGCATTGCGTAACCAGGGATAATTTATGCCCCATCCATGCCCCATTAAGCCAATTCCTCGATAATAACGATCCCATTCTGACCATCAGCACCAGGATTCACCGGCCTTGAAGGACCGTTGGAACATCCAGACGCGCCGCCGCCATAACCACCGCCATTATTAGCCGGATTGTTTATGGCCGGAATGGAGCCCCCTACGCCAAGTTGACTATTTGCACCACGCGACGCGATTGCATATTCAGTTGAAATAGCTGATGCACATTCAGAGCCCGGCCCACTTATCCCGACAATATTCCATCCGGTAGGGCTGTTCGAGTTTGTGTTCGCCACTGGCTGAAATGGAGGATTAGCCGGACCTGCAGGCAGGCCCGCTTTGCCGCCGGGAGCGGAAATCAGTGTTCCTACGGAGCTGGTCCCGCCATCTTCCCCATAAAGAGAGGATGCAGTCCCACCTTTCCCGCCCTGACCGATAGTGATCATTACTGAGGTTAATGCGGATACGTCATAAATTCCCTCGGCGTATGCGCCAGCCCCGCCGCCATTGCTTATCGAAACCTGACCAGCACCGGTCGCTGGCGCAGCAGAGCTACCGCCACCGGCCCCCAAAATTCTAATCTTCCATTTTGTTGCGCCAGGTGTTTTTGTGAACGAGCCGGTACTCATAACAACGCGCGGAGCTCCCATAAGGCGACCATTAATCGTGCCATCTGACGAGCCGAGATTTAATAGCGCCTGTCTTACTGCTTCACTTCCTTCATCTGCTATTTCAGAAAAATTATTAGAAATCTGCAGGCAGGAAAGGAAAGACCCCGCGGTCAACATATTTGCCACAATATCATTCGTTGACCAGACTCTTGCCGTGGTCCCTTCCTGACCTCGCTGCACGGTCATAACGTCACCTGATACCGAAGTGACGTGCATTATTTCCGTAATTGATTTGGTTGCGGCATCAACAATGGTTAATTTGAAATAGCTTTGACCCGATACGGGTTGAGGAAATAATCCACCTGTACCGCTACTCACTGTAATAACAGTCGCAGACGCGCTAATTCCTGACGCGAGGACGCTTTTAGCATTGTTATTTGCCAGTAATCTCAGAGCCATGAATCCTCCAAAAATAAAAAAGCCGCAATTGTGCGGCCTTTAATTAGTTTATGACGGGGTTTATATAGTGGGGCAATCATCCTGCCTCAGGTCGTTGATAGCGAATGTAGCGACCCCCAACACTTCAACATCTTCCAGCGCCTCACCTTCGATGCTCTCGCCTTCGGCTGTGATAAAAGAGCTGCCCATCAATTTTGCAAACTGCAGTTCGCCAGCCAGGCGGATAAGAAGGACGCTTCCTTGCGTCACCTTCAGCGATAAATCGAGAACGACATAGCCGCGGTCTGTCTCTATAACCTGAGAGTTAGCGCTGATGTTGCACGCAGCCGTGACAGTAAGCCTCTGCTCTATGTAATCAGCAGCAGGAGAAGGAAAATAGCTGGCAGTCATTACATCACCCTCCCCATGTTGCGGAGAATCCACAGCCTGTTTTCTGTGTGATCCGGCGTTTTGTCAGCAAAGCACGACTGATAGCGCTCTATCCAGCGATTTGCCTCGGACTCTGAGAAGTGGATGCCGCGCTGCTGCAGCGAAGACACGAAATCCCTGGTGTGCAGGTACTGGTAGCCCTTCGAGTTGCGAAGAATCGATTCACGAAAGGCGTTGTTGATGTCTGATTGTCTGAGCATGCTACGTCCTCACAAATACTGTTTATATATACAGTATAAACACAGCCAAATCAGAGTGTGAAGATCAATTTCTACGAAATCCATAGAGTAATGATAGGAAACGGTTTTAACAATTGATCGTTTTAAACGATCGAATTCTTAAAATTGATCTATGAAACCAATTTGATATGAATTGTTAATGCCCTCAGCATAGGGGCAACCATCCCTAACCGCCCAGCGCAACTATATGAAACATAAAACACTAGTGCGATTAGCTGCGCTCGTATCCTTTTTGTCTATAACGACTGGATTCACAAAATGGCCTGATGTCATGTTCATATCCAGTTGCGTGATGCTCATCATTTGGCTGCAGGCTGAATGGAGTTGGTGGCACCAGAAGTAGTGCGCATGATTCAACGGCTGTCAGTTTTCATGGCAGCCGTTGCGCTTCTCTAAACGCTTACACCTCGCGCGGCCATAATGCTTGAAATGATCCCCATATAGTTCATGGCATCAGTTGCACTAAGTATTTCATTGTATGCACAGAAAAATCCTACAGTACCAATGCCACCAGTTGATACAGGGGAACTGATGTCAGCAGGAATGCCATTTATATACAATGGAATGGATGATTTTGCGCGGGATGTAATGGCGGACTGGGTAACAGTTCCACTTTTAGTGATCCTCTGCGCCTGGCTGGCGGATACCGTAATTGCCTGAACAGTCCAGGCACCAAGAAAGTTGCCGCCAACAGTCACACTTGCTGGTGAAGACAGTCCGGTGGATACGTAAAGGGCTGTCGTAGCATCCTGCTTTGAAAGAGATATGCCGCTAAACGGGACTGAAGCGGGCGTTCTGTTACCCAGCCCCAATTGATTTGTTCCCACTACAGACAGATTCCAGCAATAAATCAGTGTCATGTCGTCCACTTCAGCGACATTCGTATTAAGAAATGTTGAAGCATCAACAGCCGCACCCTGGCTATTGAAGGTGCCAGAAAATTCGAGCGATGATTTACCGCTAATATCTCTCAATGACTGCATATCAAAAACAGCCAGTGATGATGGCCTTATGAGCTGCATTGCTGGCTCGATAAAAGGGAGTTCGTCGTTGTCAATAATCGTATCCAGGATAATGCGCATCTTATATCTCCGTCAATTTTATGAGTGCAATTTGAGCAACTGAGCAAGGTGCTGCTGCCGCTTTAATTTTTACCGTCAGTTGCGTCACCCCGGATGGAACAGTAAATTCGTAACTAAAATAAGAAAACTCAGTTATATTCGTCTTCCAGTTCCTGATTCCTGCGAGATTAGTTGTTGATGATGAACTTCCAGAAAGGACATAGCAGTCAAACTGACTACCAGTTTTGACAAAAAAGCCAAATAGCATTTTCTGCCCAGCAGTGGCACTTACCGTGAGATATGCCTCCTGGCTGGCAAGGTTCCAGACGCTCCCCTTAACTGCTGAATCTGTCGTTATCGTTGCAGTTCCGGCTGTGGTGATTGTCCAGTCTGAAGGGTTTGTTCCGTCATTAGTCAGAAACAGGGCGTTGGTAATGAGGTTTTGCGTTAACCCTGCCGCTAACTGCTCATCAGCTCTTGGTGGCCATACTGGCGCAATCCAGTCCGACAGTGCGTCAGCCAGCGCTTGGCCCATCGCTTTAGCCCCAGCACCGTTAGGGTGTGAAAAATCCTGGTTATAACCAGAGAGCCAGTCACCGGTCAATGGGTCGACGGTATAACGATGGAGGTCTACAAGTGGCGTAGAATATTTGTTTGCATATGCTCGCAACCAGGCATTTAGTTTGTGTTCCGCAACGCGCTGTGTATTGTTATTGCTATTTCCCTGAGCTGACATCGTACAAATAACCGGAATAATCCCGGCCTGACGCAATTGCAGAAAAATACTTTTGAATGCAGGGATAGTTACAGTATCCAGATTAATCCCCTGCACTATGTCGTTACGCCCACACATGACTACGCAGAATGTCGGATTCGCGGCAATAGCGTTGGGAAGATGAGTATTTTTAACCTGGGTTACTGTGTAGCCTCCTGTTGCTGAAACACCAGTCAGCATTATCTTACCGTTAGTAAATAATGAAGCCCATTCATGCCATGACTGATCGTTTAAACATGGCGCATAGGACGTACCACTGGCATTTGCTCCCGACCAGGAAACCCCATACGCCGTTATTGAATCGCCTATAGCAAAAATATCTCCATTAAGTGGACCTCGGTGGTTATGTAATGGCTCGCCAAGGTAAACAGGTCGACCATTTTCGTGAGACCAGTACCATAGAACTCGCCCCTGCTGATCGACAACCGGGAATGCATAACCGTTATCTGAATGAGCTATCAACTTATCGGGGGTTACTGAACCAGCGCTGATACTATCTGATGACATGCTATCTACTGAAATGGAAGATACGCCAGACAGTGATTTTGTGACGATACCTCCAGGAGCATTAACAGCCCCATCATTATCAACAAATAAAGGCGTCTTTCCTACTTTATCGACTACCTCAAGTGGATAAACAGACTCTTTCTGAGTCTGTAAGCCTCCAGTTCTGGCGTTAGTTTCATCTATCTTCTCATCAATAACATCAACAGATTCTTGCGATGGCATCTTCCTGCCGGTGGCTGTTAGTGTGCCGCCTGTATTCATTACCTCAATAGCAAGCGCGCTGTCATCTGGGCTGCGGTAATACGTGGTCGTCCCATCAGGAATATTAGCGATATCTGCTTGCGCCGCCGCTAACGTCATGTACTGGCGACTGAGGGGGATTAGGTTCTGCCGAGTTTCTTCAACGACTTTATCCCCTTCCGCCTTAATACCGTCGACGGTGTAATGTTCACCGCCGAGGCGATCTATATATTTCTGCTCTGTACTGGTGACAACCTTATCCAGCATGGCGCCGGCATAAACTGCGTCCCGGATATCCGTACTGGGCACCTGGTTGTCGGTTGGAGTTGGTAACGGTACTTCTGCCATTGTGCATGTCGCCCTATAAAAGGCGCACGAAGCCCTCAGAATTGAATCTGATGGTGTGCGCTAAGGTTGGTGATTACTGCTGCGTGTTACGGATAAATCGAGTCGGAATACTCAGTCAGGGAAAGTGTTTGAGTATCGTCACCGTTGGGTTTAGCACTATCAACGCGCCATATTGTGGAGTTCAGTTCCGAGTCGGTAGCGATGAAATACCGGCTGGGGTTTTGCACCGTACTGCGGTCATATATGTTCAAATCGAAGGTATCGGCTGCAGCCTGAAATGCCTTGGCCTTGCCGCTTACCGGATAGGCTCGCCAGCGGCCGCGATAATTTCCCAGACTATCGGTCATCACCGCCCACATATCGCCGAGAGAAAAATCGATACGCTCTGACGTCGAGAACACATCGCCAGTACGACCTGTGATGTAGCCGGTCTGCTGCGCGTTGTCGTACAGGTCCGGACACTGAACCACCGTACCTCGCACTACCTGCGTTTCCTCCAGCACTTTCACCGTCATGGTCAGGCGTGAGTAGAGGATTTTTCTCGCCTCAAGCCAGGCCCGGTCAGTCGCTTGAGCAGGATTGCGGCAACCATCCAGACTGATCTGCATCGCGTTAACCGTGGCATCCTCTACCTCGGTGATGCCGCTGCTGTCGATCTGCAGGTAGATGTACGCTTTCTTGTTCGTCAATGGGTCAACGTAATCCAGCGCTACGCCGTCATAACCGCCGGGGAGAGACATTTGCCAGGCGACTTTGTACTCGTCCCAGAACATGTTTGAGCGCGCAAAAACCGCATCCGGATTTGTCACTTTCTCATCGCGCCAGAACGTCAGCACATCGCCAATATTATTGCCATCAACGCGGGCCACATTGGCGATCGTCGCTATGCGCTCACCCAACGGCTGTTTCTCATCCGAGAAGGTGTAATCGAAATACCCAAGCTGAGCCTCTGAGAGAGAATCAGCGATTGCGTAGAGTGCGACTACATCCAGGCTTGTTACGTCCTGCTTACCGACAACCACCCACTCATGCAGGATAGCGTCGGCAAACGAACGACTCGGCCGCAGCGTGTAATCGACCGCGCCGGTCGTCCGGTCGTAGCTAATGGTATGCCGCTGCGCCAGCATGTTGTACTTCTGCTCGCGGTTTGAGTTGCTGTCGTTCGGCCCCTTTATCGTGATGCGGGCAATCGTGTCTTCCGGATAAACGACGTTTTCCCGCACGTTCACCGCGTGGATCGCCATCAGCGTCACGACGTTGGCATCGTTGCTGTTGTCGAGTCGCTCGATTGTCACCGCATAACGCCCCGCCCCGGCAGCCGGAGTGAATTTATGCGTTGTCCGGAAATATCGGGTCGTCACCTGGAAATCGTTATCGAAGAAATAATCGTGTTGCTCGGATGTGCCCGGCACCTGATTGTTATCGTCATCGACCTGCCAGAACTTAATCCTGTACTGCGTTGTGCCGGCGGTCGCGCCGAGTTGAACCAGCACATGCACCCAGACCTGCGTCGAGACGATCGGCGACACTGAAGGCCCGATAACCAGCGGGGTCTGGTCATTCAGCGTGAACAGCGTCGGGTTGATGACTGCATTGCCCGGCAGAGACGTAATTTCTCCCGAGAGTTCGCCGATATAAAACGTCGTGTACGAAAGCGTGTCGTCGCCAATAAAGCTCTCAGAGGAGATGATATTCCCGGCGCCGGTGACGTTCCGTGTGACGCTTGTGCCACCGTCGTTCCAGGTGGCGTTGATGACGAATGACACAGGATGCGGTACCGCCAGCGCAGCGAAGTAGGCAAAGTTGTCATCGTTCGACAGCACGACAGCCTTTAACTGATTACTCTCGATTGCCACCGATGTCGGCGCCGTCGTGGTGGCGGTCTGGGCCGGGAAGTCCTGGCTTTCGTTCAGGCCGGGGACTGTCTCGTTATCGACGTCATCGAATTGATAGCCGACTTCAATCGTGCCGATCACATCACCCGGGTTATAAATCGCAGAACTCGCTCCCGCCAGGCTGCCGAGATTCGATTCTGAGTAGCGGATCGAGGAAATGGTGTACCGCCCGTAACCAACCTCAAACCATTCTGTAAGCTGCTTGTTATTGTCGACGAACTCAAACAGCGCTTCCTGAATCAAATCGGGAAACACGCGGCACTGGCCGTAAATGTTTGGGCGCCCCTTGTAGAGCCGCGCGCGGTTCGTCTGGCCGGTTAAGTCGTTGTTAGGGGATTCGCCTGTAGCCACCGATACCGAAGCGCTGGGTTTGTTTGACAGGCCGAATACCTTCAGCGCACCGGACAGAATTTTTGATACCGGACGCAATATTGTGGTGACCAGTTTTCCGACTCCGCCCTCCGGCTGGTCGAACACCGCCACGACGTCACCAGCACTCAGTGGCCGACTGATATCGTAGTCGTCCGGCAGCGCGCGGCCATTCAGTTTAACGACCACATCTCGGTGCAACTGAAGAGAATCCAGGAGGCTCATCAGAGTGGTGCCGGCATCTACCGTTCCCCGCTGCAGCGGCGCGCCGGGCAGTCGCTGCAATTCATATCGAACCATGCACCATGTACTCCACTTTGCTGTAAACCTTCAGTAATGCCAGCGGGCTGTCGCAGCGTACGAAGCCGAATTCGCCGCGGGCATGCAGGCACTTAACCGGACTGGTCATCACACCGATATGCGCCGGCACGTCGCCGCGGTAAAAAACGGCGATGCATCCGGTGGCCGCCACCGGCACAATCCGCCAGTGGGCGTGCTCCTGTTCGTAGCAGGTGATGAAATCCGCGCCCGATTCGTAACCAGCGATGTGATGTAACTCCAGGCCAAGCACATGGCGGTAATAGAGAACCACTAGGCCCCAGCAGTCCATCTGCTCAAAACTGCTGGCGCGGTTAGCCCAGGGCTTGCCGTTAACAAGCCCGATAAATTCATCTTGCGTCATACGGTGATCAGCCCTGGATAGTCTTTCGTGGTGTAGATTATGGAGTTGGCCAGCGTCAGCGGATTGGTCTTTCCGGCGGTCACGGTGACGTTACTGGCGTCGGCGGAAATGTCGTTCACGTAAAGCGTCCAGTCTTTCAGCGATGATGCGTCACCGATCGCATTCCACTGCTGATACAGGCACTTTATCGGCGTCATGCGCGCCGCCCCGCGCCAGCTTTTCAGTGTCTGCCGGACATGCTCAGTCGCGGCGACAAAAGTGATCGTCATGGATATGACCGCCGTTCCGTCCTGCGCCGGCTCGGTCACGCTGAATCGCGCTGGCTCGAACGAGTTTCCGCCAAACGTCGCCTGCCTGAACAGGTTATTGACTACCCGGTAATAACCAAAGGCCGGATGGTAAAATTCCACCGTCTGTTTGATATCGCTCGCCGGCCTGCGCTCTTTCCACTCTCGTAAAGTCGGCATTAATCAGCCCTCGGCATAACAGCAGTAACCAGGTAATCCAGCCAGTAGCCGTAGTTCTCTGGCGCCTCGACGATCCAGTCGTCGTAGTCCTCGGTGATGTCCTCGATACCGTTACAGATGACGCTGGCGGTCCAGGTGACGATATTGCCGTTCTTGCTGGTCTGTACCGGCATGCTGATGAAATGCAGCGTCTGCAGCTGCACGCCCTGCGTATCGCCGAGATCAATCCGCATCTGGAACCAGTTACGGCCACGGTCGCAGTACGTCGGTGAGCGGAGCCACGACTTAAATCGCTCGGCCTGCTGCAGCGTGAATTTCCACTGCAGCGACCATGTCGCCTTAAGGTCCGTGGTGATCGGGGTGATTATCAATGGACCGACTGCCGTCTGCGTCGTCTGCCAGGCTGTATCCTGCGTCATGTTCTGATCTGCGCGCTGAGGAAGCGGCAGCATATCCGGGTATGAAACTGTTGCCACGTTTCCTCCGGGCATAAAAAAAGCCGCGGCTGCGGCACTGATCGAATATCAGGATGTTGCTAAATGTGTACCACTGTTACTGTGTGTTTTTCACACAGAGAAAGGATGGGGTATATGTCAGAGAAATTCAGAGTCAAACTCTCCTGCCCTGATTGCGGCAGTGAGCAATTCATATTTAGCGCCGAACCGCACACCATAGACAATGTCGAGTCCTGTGCATCCTGCGGAAGGGCTATCAGCAAAAACGATGTCTTTCGCCACGGCAAGGATTTCCTCGTAGATACGCTCAGGGACAGACTGAAGGGAACCAAATTTAAGCTCAAGTAAGGAGATTAGGCTATCAAGTTGCGATTGAGCCTCGCTGGTGTCGACCGATATGGATGCCAGCAATTTTTTATCTTCCATTTATCTACTCCATTAAAAAACCCGCCGGAGCGGGTTTGGTTTAGTAAGCGCCGTTAGCTTTTACAGAAAGCCCGAACCTGTCTTTGATGCCAGATGTCATCGGGCCGCCACGGTCAAGATCATTTAAGAACGCATCAACCGTCACCACATTACCTTCCTGCATAGCCTGCGCCTCAAATGAATGCTGCCCGCCTGTCGTCTGGTCATAGAACTGGAAGTTGATTTCTATTGGCTTCGACGATTGCGAACCTGTTGAATCGCTGCTGCCGCTGCTCTGGCTTTGATATTCACTACCCGTCGAGGGCTTCTTGATACGTGGCATACCGCCAGTAACGTCTTTGTTGCTAAACACAGTGCCGTTATCGCCAGGTATCATGAATAATCCCTTACGGGTCTGCATGAACTCAGGTAAATCTCCCTCACCTACTGGGTAAACATTTCCTGCAGTAACCGGACCTCCGTTCTTACGGCCGCCAGCAACGTTACCCAGAGCCATTGATGTTGCCAGCCCAGAACCATAGGCAACAGCACCGACCTTGGCAGCAGCTCCGCCAGTTGCCACTGATGCAGCGTAAGCTGCTGGAGTCCATGCGTTTGTCAGCAGCGCTGCCTGTATCAACCCATTTGCAGTGGATGCAGCCCCGATTGTCTGCCCGATGATAAAGTTTTTCAGCATCTCCACACCTACCTGGACGATGCTGTTAATCACACTGTTCAGAATGGTGTTGCTGAGGGAACTCATAGCCTCCTGTGCTGACATTGTGCCGGTTAGTAGCCCAGTAATGGCGTTTGATGCATTCCCGCTAAAGGCATCCACCGCACTCGTCAGCATGTTATAGCCGAGGCTTTGCTGGCTGAGGATTTCCCATTGAGCTGCGGTCCTCTGCTGCTCGTACTGCGTGTCGGCTGCGTTTTTGAGGGCCAGCGCGTTCTGATGGGCCAAAACGCCCTGCTGCTCAAACTGCTGAATCAGCGCCAGCTCCTGCGCGTGCTGGTTGGCCAACTGCTGCACCGGGTCAACTTCGGCAAGTGCCTGCTGGGTTGGGTTAACCACCTTCTGCGAGCGTATTTTGGCAAGGTTGGCCTGGTGCTGAGCCTCTAACTGCTCACTGGTTTGGTCATATTGCTGCTGGGTTATCCTTTTCCCATCAAGAGCAGTTTTAAGATCCTTCATATCCTGCTGATAAGAGGCGTTCTCTCTTGTTTCAGGGAGGAGCTTTTGTGCAGCGGCCTGGGCTTTAAGGGCGTTCGCCGTATCCCATGCAGCCGCCGCATCACGTTCAACTTGAGCAACCTGTTGTGGTGTGGCGTTCGTTAACTTCTGTTTTGCTGCCAGTATTGCCTGTTCGCGCGAGAGTTCGCTTGTCGAATCGGCGGCCAATTTCGCTTTCTGGCTGTACTCTTCAACAACTTTTGCATTTCTCTCTGCCTGACTCTCACCTTTCTTCTGCTCCGCTGTCAGCTTCTTATGCGAATCGAGATTGGTGTAAGTCGCGGCAGCATCATCCATCATTCGCTTGGTGTGCGGATCGTCTTTCGAGAATCCCGCGTCCTCAGCTGCATATTGAGCCGCTAATTTTGCCCTTGCGGCACCTTGTAGTTTAGAGAGCGCCAGATTCCTCTCGGACTGCTGAATTAAGCTTTTTTGCCCGGCGGTTAGGTTATCAGTGGACTTCTTCAACATTTCAAAGTTAAAGGCCGCCTGAGATGCTCCGGTGGAAAGGTCTACTATCTTGTTGTAAAGCTCTACTAACTCCGGCTTGGCGTTTTTTGATGACGAAATCATATCGCCAATTCTTAACGCTAAAGTCTGCAGAGCCTGAGGTGATGGGTTATCGCTTAGATCGGCGAGTTGCTTAGTAAGACCAAACGCCGCCTCTTCAGAAATACCCAATCTAGAGGCTACGGCACCGACAGTATTGCCGATGCTATTGGCTGTTGCCGAGAACGCCTGTCCCGCGCCATACGCCTGATTCATCGCAGATTTGTAATCATCTGTCGTGATATTTAGCGACTTAAGCCGATCGTTGAATCCGTCAATTGATGCATAACCACCACCAAAAGCTGAAATAGCTTTATCGCCAAATGAAAGGAAGGAGTCAGCGGCATCACCGATGGCTTTAGGTATCTTTGAAATTGCCTGATTGTATTCAATCGCAGCCTGATTTCTGAGTAATGTTGCAGCGGTAGCATTCACTCTAGCAAGGTTTGCGTATTTGTCTGAAAGTGCAGCGATACCCTGAGTAGAAATAGAGATAACATCATTCATCCTCTCGGCGGCATCTTTAAGCGCATCCATTGCACTTTTGCCACCATTAAGAGAAGAAATTAAAGTCCCTGCAACAACAGTTCCAAGCGCGATTAGCGCCCCGACGATAGCACCACCCGGCCCGAATGCCCCAGCCAGCTGCGACCCTTGCTGACTAAATGCTACCAATGCAGATTGACCACCTTGGACCTGAACGATGAAGTCCTGGATCTGATAACCTGCCTGCTGAACGCCTCCCTTCAACCCTGAAGACATCACTTTCGAGGTAGCATTAAGTTGCGTATCAAGCTTTTTGAATTGCCCTGATGTTTTTTGTGCATTATCGCCAATGTTATCTAGGGCTTTATTCGCCTGCTGCTGACCAGTAAGCAATTTTGCAACATCGGCCTCAATCTCAATGTATACTCCGCCAAGATTTTCACCTTCAGCCATACCTTTCTCCGGGCAATAAAAAACCCCGCCGGAGCGAGGTTTGTGTTGTCTACGAAAGTTTCGTAATTATTTGCCAATTACGTACTCTGCATTAGCCGCAGCTTCTGGACTCAATTTTTAATTGTTGATCCAGTAACTTCAACATATTGCGACCGCTCTCGCTCTTATCAGATAAGAAAGCAGGCTCTTTTGATTTCTTAATGAAAACATGCCCTGCATCACCATCTGTATAAACGAACCGACCTCCAATTTTACTTATATCGGTATGTCCCGAGACAATACCACAGACAGCGTTTGAGTTTTCATTCCTGAAAACCTTTATCTCTGAGAAATCCAGTCCTAACAATGGGTTGAAATTACTGTCACAAATAATGACAGCAGATCCACTTCTGGCTTTACCGCTAGCCTCAAGTAATCGCCATCTTTCGCAGTCTCCCGGCTTATACTTCTGAGATAGCTCTTTTCTTACTGCCTCTTTTGCATCATTAATGATCTGAGTATCAGATTTTGCATAACAAAAGTGTGACAAGAAAAGTAGCCCGATAATGATTAGCCGCCTCACATCGCTACCCCGCGCTCTTTATGAATAGACTTCTCATTCATCATTTCTATAACGCGCAGACCGAAATCGGTTAGCGTGTATGGGCGCGAGAAGAGGTTAATCATCTGTGATAAATGCTTGTGCGGGTCCTTCAAAACAGGATCATCAGGATGCTTTCTCGCATTGGTATGAGCCACCCCAACCAACCCGAAGACCAGATTTTCAAAAACAACGGTCTTGGTAACTCCGTCATAAGTCACCGTGTCGCCGCCGGTTGTTTCTTTTAGGTGCCGTAAATATGCCCTGGCGATTTCTTCACCCAGGCGCTGTAACTGTTCTTGTTCGCTCATATCCCTATCCCCATCAGTAAATGATGCGGCAATCGTAGCAGAGGGGAAGCGATACGACAAAACCCGCCGCAGCGCTACTTAGTAACCAACGCGATGAACAAAGGCACCAGTATTGCCGATACCAAAAGGCCAACCAGCCACTTCTGATTTTCGTCCATTTTGTCAACAATCCTATTTTCCATGGATTTAATATCGGCCCCTATACCACCAAGCTCCGCGGGCTCGCCTGGGGTTGAACTCTCTTGTTTTTCACCTACATCCACAATGCCGTTTATTTTATTATTCATTTTTTCACCATCTAGCGGTAACGACAAAACCCGCAGTTAAGCGGGTTTGGAAGCCAAAGCACTAATTAATGCTTCGGGTTAAAACAGTTTGCGAAGGTCAACATCATTCACCGCTTTCCAGGCTTCTGCCGGCCAAGACTTAACGGTGCCATACGTTTCATCTGGAACGTCCTTCGGTACCATTCCATTTGCGGCGCACCATTTTTTCATAGGCCAGTGGCTAAAAGGCTTTCCTGTAGCGCGCTGCACAGCCTTGATAGTCGCATGCTTTTTACACTCGCCAAGTTTCGCTGCTAGTGCGTTAGCTTTGCGCTTTTCCGCAGACGCTGTAGCCATCGCGGTAGCTTCCCTTTTCTCTGAAATCCATAGCTTTTCCTTTACAGCTCTATCACGCTGCTCAGCAATAATGCGATTCTCTTTCACCTTCAACAGAAGATCTTCGAGAGCTGCTTCGTAGGTCAATGGGACGCCAAAAGATTGGCCTGGTCTGAAATATGAATCCTCCAATCGCTCGAAGAATGACCAAGCTTCATCGGTATCGACAATCTTAGACATGCGGGCGGCGCCCTTCTCGGTCCATAAAACAACAGAGCGGGCTTTGCTCGAAATTTGTGCGTGACTATTAGTCACTCGCAAATCCTTCAACTCTTGGCCTTTGATGGTGAAGATGTGAATGCCCTCAATGAAGCGGCTGGCGTTGCGCGAAAGGTTTTTTCTAATGTTAGCCTCATCCGAACCATAACCTGCGGCCAGCGTTTCAGTCGTAACAACACGCAAACCCTTCCATTCAATCACCGGCAACGGCTGGGGATCGACATTTGGTTCATGAACTGCTAAATTAAATGAAGTCATTGGTTGGACCCTTATGACAGATTTATGGATAGCCGGTAGCTCGTAACTACCGGCTTTTCTTTGTGCATCATTGCAACATTTCCCGACGCAGGTGAGGCAATACCCTGCTCCAGTTATCATCCTTCCATGGGTGAAATTCGATATGCGCTGTCTCGCGCTTAATGATCTCCTTGGCCTTGTTGATTGTCCGTGGCAACTCCTGGCCGATCGTGTGAAAGTGCCCGGCCTGTCGATGCTCGGCTACCTTAAGTAATGGAGTAACGCTCTCACAGGCTGTCAGCATGATGTCACTCGCTCGCCACAGCCAGGCAAGGGATGAAAGTTCATCGTCAGTAAACTGCTTCGCAATCGGCGAATGCGCCACTTCCCGATCCAGAACATCCAGCACCCAGCGGCGGAACTCTTTCGCCTTATCGGTAGTGGCAAACATCGCGATTAGATGGCAACCACGTAGAGAGAACACACGGACCGATTTTTCACGTAAGTTATTGTTTATTCCGTTGGTCATCATTTTGATGACCATTGACATGCTGCTTGTGAACTCATCTGAATTTCGGGAATAAATGTTCGTTACACTCTTTGGCGATGCATATCCGAGCGCTTTCGCGATATCTGTCGATGTCAGCCAAATACCATCCGAAACAGGAGCTGGCACCAATGTGACATTGTGGAAACTTAGCTCTTTGTTCTGTACACTGTTCATGTCGATATTTCCTTCGCGGTTATTTTCGATAGAAGCCCGGTTAGTGTTAGCGCACTTCCGGGCTTCGCTGTTTTTACTGACCATTCACGCGCTCCTCACGCAGGCTTTTTGCTAAGCGCTGCACAATCGCCGAATTAATCGAAATCCCGTCCATCTCAGCTAAGCGCCGGATATCCTCCTTCATTCGCTCAGGCAGGCGTAGCTGGAAGCTATCATTTTTACGGCCGGTATAGAGTACGTCTTGCATCTACTATCTCCTTCTATGGTGTCAACTTGGTTCTACAACCAATTTAGCACCATTTAAAACAATGTCAAGTTGGTGCTATTGTTTGTCGTCAAAATTGCAAATTTGAGGACTTATGAGCAGATTCCCTAGCCAAGAAATGGACAGGTTTAACGTAAGGCTGCCCTCAGGAATGCGTGAAGCAATAGCTGAACGCGCTAAGGCTAACGGCAGGTCAATGAACTCAGAGATCGTTCAGATACTTCAAGAAGCGCTTGATACCGATAAGGCTATTTCTGAAAGCGATCTGGTTGACTTCGACTCAACTCAGGCTGCTTTTAATGCAACCTCTACGCCTGAAGAAAAAGAGATATTCTTAAACGCTCTTGCGAAAAAAGATCCGTTCACAGCAGAAATCCTGCGCGAAGGTGAAGAGCACGCAAGAAGACTTGCAGCAATACTTGGTAGGCGTATGGGATACCTGGATCACGAAAAGTAAAATCCCCAACTAATTGTTAAAGAGCGGCTGCTGGAGCCATTAAAGCGCCTGCCGTCGCTCATGTAAATAGGTCATAAATTTCATCCATTTACGCTAAGTTATCTATCATTAACTATGATGAGATGTGATTAACTATGGTGAACCTGGATGAGTGAAAAAAAATTTTTCAATAGCACGAATTGCTAATTCCTTGATTGCTTATTTGCCTGTCTTTCCATCATCGTCTGCCAGCGGCGCTCGTCTTCGTCCATGACCGTGTCGTACTCTTCGCGCGTGAAGCCGTTCTGATTTGGGTATTTGGCGTTAATCATCATTGCGAACTCTGTCATCGTGAGGTTCTCAGCCTCTTCCCGGCTTATGCCGAAATGGTTACGGGCCGCCATGATGTAGTCGGCTGCGCGGAATTCTGCGGTTGTCTCGTTCGTTTCGTAACGCTGCAGCTTGCGCACCTTCGCTTTGCCGACGATGCCGTGCACCATCAGGTTTTGCGCGACGATGACCATATTCTCCGGCGGCATGCTGCCCGGGCGCCAGACAAAGCCACGCTTGCGTGATTTCCCCGGCTTCATCCATCCAACCAAATCGCCGATATCATCGTCACAACATGCTGTCAGTACCGTGTGAGCAGCCATGATCGCTTTGCGTGACAGGAGCCCGCTTTGCATAAACCGCAGGACGCAATCAGGAATTCGGCTGTACTCATCGCGGATATAGGCCTCAGATACGCGCCGCACGAATGGCGTCGCCTCATCATTGCACAGGTCATAGAACGCCTGAACAATCTCCTCCGGCTCTCCAATGCGTGCCATGTTGCGAAACGACGGCCGGAAAAAGAATTCCCGATCACCGGTACCGATAACGCATTCGCCTAATTCTTTAATCGGGGTCATAGTCGCTCCATAAACAGTATCAAGGGCGCAGAACGCCCTTTGTACTATTCACGACGTGGTTAGCTGATCGTGACCGTGCACGCCACCGAGGTGATTTTGACCGGTGTCGCTGAGGAATCGGTGACCTCACAGGTATAAACCCCGGCGTCACCAGATACGGCGCTCGCTTTGTTAAACGTAGCCGTGGTTTGACCGCTGACGACGGAACCGTCTTTTTTCCACACGTAGGTGTATGGAGACGTGCCGCCTTCAACGACCACCTGCATGTTAAGAGCGGAGCCAGTAGCAATGGATTTAGTCGCCGTCAGGTTCGTGGTGAATGCCAGCGCCGGCGGAGCGACTTCAAATACGACGGTGTCCGCGTCGGCAACTTTCCACTCACCGGAGAAGGTCGAGATGTCGGAAGTACCGAAGTCACCAGACCATGAAGTGGTGCTGAAATACCCCATGATGTAGGTGCCGGCGTCTTCGCCAGTAAAGTCGAAGCGAACCCAGATCGTCGGCTGGCGGCCAGCCTGCACTTCATCGAAAATATATTTCGAGATAGCGATGGCGCCGATTTCAGTCGTTTTATCTTTTTTGCGGAACTCACCTTCCCCGGAGATGGTGAGATCCATGTTGTTGACCAGGTTCTCAACCAATCCTTTCGTATCGTCAGCCTCAGAGGTGACGGTATTCATGGAGTAGTCGAAACCTTTCGTGGTTAACGCCCCCAGGCGTTTCCATTCAGAAAGCGCAGGGACCGTATCCGCACAGCCCATAGCCATGCGGAGCACGGCCGCCTTCCCAATCAGCTTGCCGGTATCATTAGCGCAGCCTTGCATGTATGCCTCTCAATTAAAAAAGGCCGCCATATGGCAGCCTGATGGGGGATTCTGGCGATTATTCGCCGTATGTGCAGGAGATGAGCAGCCTGGTAACTAGCCTGCCCTCTTCGGTTGGTATAGCCGCCGGGACATTGCCGACAAGCCGCAACGCGCCGACGCAGTCATCAGCACCAGATTGCGCACTGACGTATTCAACGATGGCATTCACCGCGGCGTCAGCAGCATCTGGATTAGTTTTCGAGGAAACAACGTCGACCATCACATACCAGTCGCCGCCGAGGTCGTAGATGATGTCGGTGCCGCCGGAAGGCCGGAACACGATGAACTGATCGGCTGCCTTCCCGGTATCGCGCCATTGCCGCCATTGCACCTTAAAGTCCGCCGTCAGGCCTTCAGCCAGAAACAGGTCTTTAAGGCGCATGTACATGGGAGGTGTCATAGCGAAAGCTCCTTTTTAACCGCCGCATCAATCTGGCTGCGGGTGTCCTCGAAGCCCTTCGTTAAGAACTCTTTCTGCGCAGTCGCGCGCCGGAAGTTTTGCTTCACTTCAGGGTCGTGAACAAACACCGCATAAGACGCCGTGTAGCCAACGCGCCCGGTAACCCGCACGCCGTTCGCGGTGATTTCCCGGAACTGGCTATTGATAAGCGTCGACGTGTCGATCGGGGTGTAGAGCGCCGCTTGTGCGCTACCGATGAGCATCGCCGACTGCAACGCGCGCACTACTTTACGCCCCTGCACGTCCTTAATGATGCGGTCGAGATTGGCCTTAGCCTGTCGGATGCCGCGTACTTTAGCGCCCATAATCATTCCTGTGTAATGATTGCGTAGTCATCAGCGACCCGTTCGAACGTATCGGCGAACCGGACAATCTGGCGTATTTCGTCAGCCTCATCCGGTGGCGCTGCAACTGCAGACGCGCCAATAAGGATATAGTCTCCCTCCCGCGCCGTTGCGTACTCGCTCCATATCGTGTTTTTAACCACGATTTCCTGGCCAATGTCACCGATTTTTGCAGAGAGGCCGCCCTGGTAGTCGCAGAGGATAGCGATCGGCGCTTCCCACCCGTACGGCTGACCTCCGCCGTCGGCATCGCTACCGTCAGCATCGCGTATGCGCCGCCAGATTGTCGCTGTCGCGGTGTAACTCCAATTCGCAACTGAGCTCAAAGCTATTCCCTCCATCGCAGCACAGCGGCGCCTGTGGCCCGTATGCGGGCGCAGTTAATGAACCACTCCCCGTCGCTTTTCACGTACGCCGTCGTTTGCTCGCCCGTGTCGGTCATCACCCACACCCGGGAGAACCTCCGCGGCAGCCGTTGCTGAACTGAAATCCACACCATCACTTACTCCCGCACATGCAGCCGCCTTTGCCGATCCAAATCCCCGCAAAAGCAGGCGTCGCCGTAGGGTCGGCAGGAATCAAGCCGGCAGCGCATCCGTATTTATCCAGGCCGCGAAGGAGGTTTACAGAGGCCTTCCATCGGTCTGAAAATGACTGGTACCGGAAAGAGCGAGACGCTCCGCTGGGCGCTGTCTGGCTGGAAATGTACTTATCTCCACTCCCTAGCCCCATTAGAGCCAGCAAGTAAAGCTGAATGAGCAACGCAGTTGATGTTGGATAATGCGCATCGAGACATTCCTGAATGCTGTTTGCCTGGTCAATGAACGCCTGCAGGACAAAGTCGGGGATCTCGATGCCCTGCCCGCTGAGGGATTCCTTAGCCTGTTCGAGAGTGACCATTATCGACTCCGTGAGAATTAAGCCCCGTTTTCACAGGGCGTAAAAAAACCGCTTTCGCGGCTATTCTTCTTCGCTTTCTGCTTTACGCTTCCGGCTTGTTTTGGCCTCTGGCGTCGCGGGGGTTAAATCCCCTTCACTAATCAGCATTACGTGTGGCTTTAATGAAGGGTGCAACCACTCCATTTCAACCACCTGACCAGCGCTTACGCCATGCCACGGCTTAATGACCTGGTACTTAGCCATGCCATCCCCTTACGCCAGGTTAGCGCCGTAGACAACGCCAGACAGGCCCTGCTCGTCTGCGGTGATTTGCAGCCCTTCAGCAGACATAATCTGGAAGTTGTAGTTAACGTTCGGCAGTGGACGAGGCAGCGGAACAACGCCAACGGCCATGCCAACCAGCGGGGAAATGACGTCCTGACGGCGCACATATGCGATGAACTCGTTTCCGCTGAGGGCGAAGGTAGGACGGACTTCACGAACCGGCGCGAACGGCAGGACAGCCTGCAGGACGGTTCCGCTGACTACACCGTTGACGACATACGGCTGCGCGAGGTTCGCCCAGATTTCCGGGGATACCCACATCACGTCGTACGCTGCAACTTTGTTAGCGCGGGCCAGAGTGCCGAACGCACCTTTACCGAAGAACTCAAACAACTGAGTCATGGTTGCGGTGGTCAGGTCAAGGTTTGCGCCGCCCGCACCAGAGCCCAGGTTAAGCTTTTTGGTGTTGCGGTGGTTCTTGATACCTTGCGCCGGGTAGGACTGCACCTGAATGTTGGCGTCTCCGTTCAGGTAGTAGTTAACGCGCTTCTGGTTGAATTTGCGCATCTTCGCCATCTGCGAATCCAGAACCAGGTCAATGCCGACCGAGTTCATGCCAGCTGCATGGCGCCAGTTAACGCCGTAACCCGCGGTGAATACCGGGATCGGGTCACCATCGCTGGCGTATTCAGTGTGGTCGAAGGAGAACGGCGCCTGGCCGTCAATGCTGACAGAAACATCATCAGCGATATCGCCGACAACGTTATACAGTTTCGCAGTTTTGCCGACAGAAAGGACAGTCTGCACACCGATCAGGTCGTTAACGATTTCAATCCCTACTTCCTGATCGCGCAGCTGCAGCACTTGACGGTCAATCTCAGCCCAGAAGTCGCGAGTAAACCCGCCTACTGCGTTACAGGCCAACATTTCCGGCGTCATAATCGCGCGGTTAGCCGCAATAATGGAATCGTTCTGCAGGTTCCACATATTGCGGTTAGCCCACAGCTCGTTCCAGTGACCAACAAGGCGGGAGTTAGTCGCCAGCGTCTCTTTGGAGAAATACATATCTGGTTATCCTTTTGTTATGCGCCAGCGGCAACGGTACCAACGCGCATACGCACGCGGATGTAATCGGTGGTACTTGCAGCGATGGTGTATTCGTCCTGGCTATAGCCGATCACCGAGTCAGTGTCAGATGTCGCAAGGGTGAATTGACCAGCGGTGCCGAGCTTGATCGGGCTATCTTTCTTATACGCACCCGGCAAGCAGCGCAGAGCAAGTTCGCGGCCTTCTTCTACGTAGTTGCCTACTGCGGAGTCCCCGGACGGGATTGCTTCAGTGATGTTCAGGCCCTGGTGGTAACCGACATCAATGATGTACAGGCGGCCGGTTAGCGCGGTGGCCTGCGCAAACTTTCCAGATGAGTTAATGGTTGCGGCGGTACCAGGAAGCAACGCAGCGGCAGTAGTTCGGGTTTCGGTCTTGTACAGAGACTGACCGTCGATATTAATGCGACGATAACGTGCCATTATTGCGGCTCCTTATTTGAAATGTTCTTCAGCGGTCGGCGCGCCGGTTGTTTTATGCTGCTGACCTGCGTTAGTACCGAGAACTGCAGCTTCACCCAGCGATTTGTACATCGCTTCAAGCGCTTCACCTGTCAGCGCATTCGCAACGATCTCACCGTGAACCTTCGCCACTGCATCACGCTTGGTTTTCTCTTCAGCGCGGGAGTTGGCGGTCAGAGCTTCCGAGAGTTTGTCCTGGTTGACCTGCAGCGCGTCAACTTTATCCGTCAGAGGCTTCAGCGCCTTTTCGGTATTGGTCGCAACAGCCTGGCCAATCATGCTGCCGATTTGTTCCAGTTCTTCTTTGGTTAAAGGCATGTCGCCCTCCGTTTGGTGGTTTGTTGCAGGCTGTTCCTGCGGTGTAAATAATGATTTGAACTTGTTAGCAACGACGGCGACCCACGACTCCTGCCGCTGCACTGCAGTTCCTGTGTCGTCAAAGGTGATTTTCCCACCCTCAGTGGAATAGCCGTAAACCTCAGCCTTGCCGCCGTTGCGGATAACCACCGCCTGAGAATCAGTGAAGTCTGCAATCCATGCGTATTCATCTGATCCCGGCGCAAACTTGGCTTTGGCTGCCCGATCAAGGCGCTGCTCGCGCTCCCGGTAAGATTCACCTACCAGCGCACCAGAGTTTGCTTTCAGCGGCTGCGCCATGTCAGCGTTAACCATCAGGCCAACACCCTGCTCAGGGGTGGCGGCCCCTACCTCGTGTAGGAGAATCGCGTCATGGTCCATGCTGTGGATCTTCGCTACCCACTCGGCTCCGGTAGCGCGCTGCTGTTCATTTGGTTCAAGTTGATCGAGGAATGCCGCCACACTGGTGTGAATGGGTGGGACGTCTTCGCCGCGCTCAATGGCTTCGACTCGTTCAAGCAATTCACGCCCACCCTCTGATTCCTCAGCGCGGGCGACATCAACCCACTTTTCCAGGTAGATGCGATTACCGGACTTCTTAACGTTGCGGTTCCACGCCCCGATGTGACCGGCATTAATCCCCTCAGGGGAGAAAGCGGATACAAACTGGCCGTTAACCTGCGGATGACCGAGCGGTGCCAGGGTGCCTTCAAGCCCCTTATAGTGAGCATCAATTTCTGAAGCGGAATAGAGCCCACCATTCATAACAACGTTGGCTGGCAGCGTGTAGCTGGGAAGCACCAGGTGGTCGCGACCGTTGTAGGTTTCTCGACGGATCGACTGGCTGTTCACCCGGGTAGTGATGTTTACCTGAATAGGCATGAGTTACCCCTTAGACCAGGCATAACCGCGCGCCTGCATCGTTTTATATTCCTGTTTAAGTTTGGTGATGACGTCCGGATACACCGGGTTACCGCTGTCATCAACGAGCACAGACTGTTGGCTGCACTTGCAATTTATGGAATTCGCATCCTTCGCGTACCATTCTCGAACCTCTTCATTTGTGTAGAGATGAGCATGCCGAGCGGCATGATTCCGGCGAGTTGTCGGAGACAGCGCAGAAATGTGAAGCAGTCGGGTTTTCAGGCCGTAGAGTTGCTGAGCTTCGTCGTCCTCGTCCCATTTGGCCCGCCGTAGCGCCGTGGTGACTTCTGTGCGCGCTATGCGGTTGGCCCGCCTTTTCTCTATGCCCACCTGCTCGGTCAGGTTCCGAGCCACCTCTCTCGGGTTAAGCCCACGGCCAACACCATCGGTCAGCACTCGCGCCATATCGCGCTTCACTTCTGCACTCAAGCCTTTCATTTCCTCAAACACACGCGCATGTACCAGAGCCATGCGCTGCTGGTATGGGTCACTTGCGAGGATGGAGGCCAGTGATTCACGCCCGGCGGCATACACCGGCGACTGCTGGCTAAGGTTGTAGAATGACTGTCCTGTACCTTTCTCTGACGCCAAATCGACATACTCGTAAAACCACAGGTCGTACTCATTACCATCCAGCAGCACCTGATCTACCAGATAACTGGCATCATTCAGGATGATGGAGAGTAATGTTGGGTTTAGCTGGTATTCGTACCTGGCGTTTATTGCGAGGGAGGAAGGTATTTTGTCGAGTGCTGATTTGTACGCTTTGCCAATCTTATTCATCCGCCTGGCGAAGTCTTTAATTGCCCGGCGTTCCAGCGCATCGGCTCCGGTCGGGTCCTGATAGTTACGCGGTAGAATCGGCGGCTTCGTCTTCTTCGCTACCATCCTCTTCTCCTAACGGCTCTTCGTCGTCATTTTCGTAACCGGCGGCCGTGCGAATCTCTTCGCGGGTAAACGCAGGATTTTCGCCACTACCCTGCATGGTCTGGTTAACCTCGCCCATTACTTTGGCGTTAGCGAGTTTTTCAGCACCGCTCTGCTCGTTTAGATCATCCCAAATAACAGCTTTCTGGCTCACAGAGTCGATTATCTTCAGGTCAATAAGCTTGTCGCAGAAGTCCTCTATCTCGAATGAGAGATCTACCCGGCGCGCCTGGCAGCGAGAATTGAAATATTTCTGGTCTTCAGTGCTCGACCGTTCTGCCTGCTGGTTGCCAACAAGAATTCGCGTCGGGATATCTACCCCGGCGGCGGCCGTTTGCAGGTTAACGTCATAGGTTGGTGACGGATCGGAAACCGGCGACACCAGAGATGTTACGCTCGCTCCTTGCAGGGAAAGCAGCACGTCATTCCCACGGTTCATCTCGCGCGCGGCTTCGTTAAACCTGTCCTGCAATTCGTCAACGCTGACGTTGTACATCGACGCGAGGCTGCCAAAGTCGATGTCTTTATCGAAGCTGAGCGCTAACTGGCGCGCTGCGTTCTTCAGGAACGACTCACCAGAACCACCTTCAACTTTTTCCAGGCTGACAAAGGCGTTATAGGATGGCTCAAGGAAGCCGATCGCATCATCGGTATAGTCACCAAGGATGAATACCCTGTCAGGGTGGATATTGACGCGGCGGCTCGCACCGTTAGGCAGCCTTTCCGTGTACTGCCACATCTTGGGCAGACCGTAGGTCTTCGAATTAAGGCCGGTATCCCATTCGCCCACGGTGAGAGAGCCAGCCCAGGCAACGGTTATTTTCTCAAGCCCGCGCCCTCTTGTTACCGGTAGATTCCAGTCCTGGTTGTCGCGAACGTGCAGCAGAATGCCGGCATACTTGCCTACCAAACGGCGGCGATCTGCCTCAGCAAACGAGCGCCAGAACCGGTTAGTGAATACCTGTTTCGCCTTCCTTTCCCATGCGGTTTCATCTTCGGTTTCGTCGGCGTCGTCGCCCTCGATAATTTCCGGGTTAGTCTGCCAGCATTTACCGACGAGCTTTTCTACCGCACCATGAGCGATACCACCGCGCCGGTACAGGGAATAGAGATTGTCGTAAGTGATCTGCTCGGGAAAGCCATATTCACACCACGCAGAGCCGCGTTTATTATCAAGCCCCATCGTGGGGTTCAGCATCCCCATACGGGCACGCGCCATCAGCGCATCGTTCAACGCATGGTTGACGGCGAGAGTTAATTTGTCAGTCATGGTTTGTCCGTTGGTTAGCGAAGACGTTTCGGAATCATCATCCCCATAGGCTGCGATCCATTCAGTTCAGTCAGTGCGTAAACCATCGCGTCGAGGCGGTCAGGTGATTTCTTCGCGGTGGCGGGGATGTATTCCATCAACTGGTTCTCCAACACGTAGAGATTGCCGTGATTTGCCACGCGCCCCTGTTCGTATAGCGCAGAGATTGGTTCAGCTCGAGCATATTTCCCTTTACTGGCATGGACACGGATGATGCGACCTTTAAACCCGGCGTTGCGGAGCGTCTCCTCCGCCATATCGCCGCCCTGGTTCGTTTCAATGACTATCGCGTCAGCTTCGTGCTGCTCATAAGCCGATATGGCTTTCTTGGCCCACCCAGCAGGTGAATATTTGCCGCTGTAATCTCCATCCACAGAGAACTGTTTTTTGTCACCGGCACCATATGAACTGGCAACAACAATCCCAGTTTCATCGCTTTCGTCGCTATTAGTTGCCTGTGGGTCAATGGCGACAACTGTTCGAACCTTATCGTGATGAATTTGCAGATCGCGAGCCGCGCTGATCATCACCTCTGTCCACAGGGCTCCTTCAGCATTAAACCTGCGTGGCTTCTGCATATACTGCGCTTCGGCAGTGCGTCTGTGAGAGAACAGAGATACGCGGTGCGATTCGTTATGCTTAAACGGCCATAGCCAGCCATCGGGCAGCCCGTGGTCAATCGGTATAGCGTGGGTGTTTTCTGGGTACTGTGCAGCGTATGGCTGGCTATTGTCGATAATCACCGGCAGATTCAGGTGATGCCATTTTTCGCCACTCCCTCCACGCAACAGATAGCCGCTCAGATCGTGGTAGTGGATACGCTGCATAATCACGATTATCGGCGTAGTTTCGATCGCCAGTCGTGATTTGATTGTCTCGTTAAAGCGGTTGTTGACTCCGTTACGAACGATATCTGAATAAGCATCGTCAGGTTTAACGGGGTCATCAATGATCAGCGCGCCCTGCCATCCCGGCTCCATATGTCCGGCTCGAAATCCTGTAACCTGCCCTGCGGCAGACGACGCATAAACTCCGCCGCCGTGCTCGTTCCACCACATCGCCTTACTGTCGGCATCGTCGCGCAACTCCATCGGCCACATTGCCTGATAGAGCTTTGACTTAATCATACCGCGAGCAGTTGACGAGTTCAGAAGTGCCAGATTGTGCGAGTAGGACAGGTGCATGAAACGGGCGCGCTTATTCAGCGCTAACCCCCGGCCCATCATGTTGATGGTTGCCAGCTCCGTCTTGGTGTAGCCTGGCGGAACGTTGATAACCAGCCGCGTAATCTCGCCACTAATAACCTGGTCGAGCGCGCGCTGTATCGCCAGGTGGTGCGGCGCGATGATCATCTTGCCGCCGGTACGCTGCTTAAAGAAATAGCGGGAGTAGTAGAGCCCGTCCTCTTCACACTCTATCTTGCGGGCAAAGTTCCGCTGCTCAACAGTCGTCATCCTCCAGCATCTCCTGTCGAGCTTTCTTGTATTCGTCCTTCGTCAGGGTGGTCGATTCTATCGGGCCACCATTTGCGCCGGTGTGCTCCACTTTCTGCCTGTTGGTATATGCTTCGCCGACCTCTTTCGCCGCCTGCTCCAGCAGCTGCGCGGTCATGCCGATGTTCTTCATGTTCTCGGCATTCGTCGACATTCGCTGCAGGACGCGCAAACGGTAGGCCTTATTGGCGATTGGGATGTCGGAAATTTCATTGAGGAAGCGGTCGCGGGTGGCGTTGAACATGTCGACCCATTTTTTGGCGAGAGTCTTACCGCTGACCTTTGTCGGGTCGTGAGTTTCGACCTGCTGCCGGGTGATGGCGATACCAAAGTCTTTCTGGACAGCATCGACCACCTGTGAGGGTGTGTCATAGCACGCAAGCATCTGAATGATGTAGGCTTTCACTTCTGGTTTTAGTGCAGCCATGTTTCACCATCCGTCCAGTACAGTCCAATTATTAAGCCAGTTTCAGCATGCACGTCCCGCAAGCCCTGGCAACATCGATATGAGCAACCTCCGCTGGCCTGTTCGCCGCATCTACCATTTCCTGCACGTCTTTGCTGGCGCCGTAACGCCGGACCACACCAACGAACTCTTCGACGTCATGGCCGCGAAGCTTCAGAACCGGCATCCCGGTCTCTTTGTTGAACTTCGGCGCGCCAAAGTCATCGGTTGCCTGTGCGATGTGGTAAAGCTCATGCTCAACCAGTGCGCAGAATTCGACGTCGTTGCATTGCTCGCAGTAGTCGGCAGCCAGGGTTATGATGAACTTCGGTATGCGGGCGAACCATTCATGCATCTGCTGTTCCATGCGAGACTTCTGCCAGCCGCCGGCGCGCATCATTACCTGCTCACACTGACCAAGCACAATGCGGCCACTTTTGGTGAATGCACCTGACGCCCACATAAACGAGATATCAGCGTCAGCGAGTGCATTAGCGAGGTGTTCGTGGTCAGGATTATGGAGCCGGCCTTCATCAGAGAGTATGTGCTGATTTACCCACTCTCCGATTTCAGTAGCCGGGATAATCCGCGTATACGGTAGCCAGTTTTCGCCAATGAAGTTGACGGGAGGGAATGGTCGGCGGTCTTCAACTTCAGCCATACAGAACATTCCTCTGGGTTGTTCGGATACTTACCGGGGAATTGTTTAACCGGTAACTCATGAAACTTACATAAAACTCTGTCAATGGCACTTTACCGGCACCATTTGCAGAAGTTTATAAACGCGACATTGCCACTTCTTCTCAGAGTTGCTCAGTCACTTCTCGTCTTTGCGAGCCGTCAAGATGTGGATCACCTCTTTGGTCGACACCAGATCTATGCTTCTTGTCGGGTAAGCATTATCGAAGCCCTTCGCTGAAGAGCTTCTGTAATGCCTACTGTCGTTCCAGGTGTTCGTAACGTGAAATGGTCTTGCCGTTTGCGTTCATCACGTAGGCCACTTCTCCCTGCTTCAGGAATACGTTCTGGTCCATTCCCGATACGGCAATACTCTGCTGGTTGGGGTTGAAGCCAACGCTCAGTCCACAATGAATTTCTTCACCGCCACCAGGCGACATCACTTTTACTGTTAACATGCTTCTTCTCCTGCTTCTGGTAATAAAAAAGGCCGCCACTGGCGACCTTGGTTTGATTCATGCTAGTTGTCAGGACGTATGACACGCATAACAGCAGTAATAACAGCCATTTGATTGCGAGTAGGTTTTCTTGGCTTCTCTCACTGCCGGAGAGCAAGTTTCAAAAATCCCCAGATACAGCCTGTTTTTCTCTTCTGGCAACCGAGTGCATGAACTCACATGTACTTCGTGATCGCCATTAAACTGCGCATTTTTATTAACGTAATAATACTGTCCCATTGTTATATCCCAGAGTGATGCTGCTGATTGCAGCATCTTCAATCTACGCCCAGGCACTAAGGCAATTAAGACGAATCTCATTTAACTTTGACTAATGTCACTTACCTTTCTGGCAGTTGACTTGGTGCATATTGTCTGCAGTCTGAATTAAGCATAAATCGAACCTGCAGTTCCTATTATCGCTGCAAGTAGAATGAAGGTGACCGCAGTTCTACGCATTAAAACGCCATAAAATGAGATGGCCAACCCTGCGAAAGCAACAATCAAAACTGGCCACATATCGAGTAAGAGAAAAAAATAGCCTTCGAGGGCACTGTCAATTAGCACGTCCATATCACGAATTCCTTTAAGAAAACATCACCCCAGGAATTTTATCACGAACAACTAGCGTGTTAACCGCCAATCAGCAAGCATGAATTTACCTATTATTAGTAGGTTTCGTCAGACAGTTCGCCTGCACTGATTTGTTGTGCGCCAGAATGTCGCGCTTCGTCTGTTTATCCATCACGTCTATATCGTGGTCAGTCAGGTAGATGATCCGCACCCAGCTGCACGCGGTATCAACTACCACCGGGGCGGGTAAATTGTTCGCGCAGCTCGCGATCAACATCGTCATCAGGCATATGGCTAACAGTCTGCTGTACATTGCTGGCCTCTCTGGTGGCTTTCTCTTTCCGTTCTGCTGCGGCAACGCTGGCGGCGGTGTTCGCTTCGATACGCTGCTGATTGGCTTTGGACTCTGCTTTACTGGTTCCACGTGCATGGCCAATGCCGAATGCGCCAGCGATTAAGCCAAGCAGGACGACCACCAGTCCACTGATAAATTCAAGGCTCATTGCGGCTCCTGCTGCTCATCGGCTTTTTCTTTCAGCTTTGGCTGTCTGACGTACTGAGAAAGGATGGCGAGAACTACCAGTGCGGGGCTAATCATCGCCACAACGTTGGGCGGCAGAATACCTTTGATATCCGGCGGCAGCATTGCCCAGGCATGAAGAGCAGCATCCGGGAATGATTGAGCCCATACACCGACCAACGCGCCGGCAGCGCCCAGGCGGACAGACCATGTTTTAAGCAGCAATGGGGCATGCCCAACGAACTCCAGCCGGGTATATTTGCGCAGTAACAACAGAACGAGCAAGGCCACCAGCGCCAGCAGAGCGAAAATAATCATCTTCATAGGCTCACCCGCTCTTTAACCCAGCCGTACAGGAACGCCTCGTTTGCTGGCCTCGCTTCGGCTAGCTCCAGATAGCGAGCACCCTGGCTGCAATTCAGCGCTTTCAGTAATGTGGTTTCGCCATCTTTGCCGCGAACTGCCAGGTAACTTTTCAGGGCGGCGATGGTGATATTGCCGATCGCGCCGTCCGTCTTCAGATCCGGATATAGCTTGCCCTGCATATTCAACGCCGTTAACCAGCGCTGCAGGAATGTACTGGCGACACGCGGCCCCATGTTCACGCCTGTATCACATAACTCCTGCGCAATGGCTGGCGACAACTCGGCGATGCAGTCAAACTTCGGTTCTGTCCAGTATTGCGACAGATAAATTGCTTTGGCTGTATCCCGTGGTAACGCCTTCATATCGCCGCTATAGCCATATGCGCGGGCGGTAGTCTGCGTGATACCCCAGCGCGTTGGGCCGCCTTTATCATTCGGGTTATTTACGTAACCCCCTTCTTTACCGAGGATGCCCTCAATAATCTGATCTGCTGTCATGGCGCCTTAACTCCGGTAATGCGCTCCCAGAAATAGGTCAAAGCAACAGAACCCATTGCCCCGCTAATTCCGGAAGTGGCCAGTATCATGTAAATGCTCAATCCGCTTTCAATGCTCACCAGACCAGCAATAACGCCGGTAAACCCTGAAACCACCATTTGGGCAAGAGCATTGATCAAGCTCCATGTTGCCTTGCTCTGCTTCACATCTATCAGGTAGCGGACAAGTCCACCCCAGCAAGCAATCATCAGCAGAACCAGCCAGGACATCCCGGCAATGCTCTCTTTGTCTTGCATACGTTTAGCCATAGTTACCGCCTCCGATTAAAGATCGGGAAGCTGTGTGTTTGAAAAGGGTCAGGCCCGTCAGGCTGGATTTAACAACGAAGCATGTCGATGATGATTCCTGCGGGACCTGATAATAAAAAAGCCATGCAAATGCATGGCCTTGTGATTTGAATCCGTTATTTACAAAATGTATTCGAGACAGTATCTTTCGACTTCCGGACAAAAAAACATATACCGGGACAAAATCTAAATGTAACTGCCTTGCCTGCATGAAACCATGCGGGCTTTTTTTTGCCCAAAGAAAAAGCCCACCGAAGTGGGCCTTACAGCTATCATCATTTTTTATTAGGTGTGGTGCCGGGTGCCTCCCGGTAAGTCGCCGCCAGTCCACAGACGACTCGCAATGCGCAAAAAAACATATCAGACTGGCAATGCCCCTCCGCATAGGGGGATTCACCACACCAAAAATTTAACATCTGATGAAACTCGTTTCAATGCTCTACGACGATGTGACAGGGGTACTGATGCAATGCATCTCGCGAATACCCCTGTCGTGTCGCCGGAAAGCAAAAAGCCCAAGGCGTTAACCTCGGGCTTGAATTCTTTGTGTGTCGACAATCGAAGCTATGGCGACGATATCAGATTTACATGAAATATATGCGTTTCAATCCAGTTTTGCAAGACTTACATCTAAATTTGTCGCCTTTTGTTGTGAACGTGATCGCGTAACCTGCAACAGGGCATCGCTATCAAGGCGCCGCAAGGTGGTTTTCATCTCCTCCCACCGCTCCGTAAACGTTTCTGACCAGTTCTTCGGGGTCACGCCGACCAGGGAAGCAAGCTTTTGGTATTCATAAGTCTCCCGGCCTGCCAGTTCGGCTTTGACGTCCTGCGCTGCCAGCCAGATAAGCTGCCGCAGGCGATCAACTGTTTTCTTTGCAATGCGCACGCCGGCCAACTGCTGGCTGAATTGCTCCCACGCCCAACGAGTGATCGTCTCCTGGTGCTCCCAGCGGATATTGTCGCTGTAGTTCCAGAGCAGCCACGCTTTCTGATGCTCTTCCAGCGACAGCAGAGCCCGGCGCCAGCTTGCCGTCGAATACTCAACGGGCAGAACGAGAGCGATCGATGAACCCTTAGCGCGTGACTGATTGCCGCTCATCGGCGGCCCATCCGGATTAACCATGCGTTGTTTGACCTCGCTATAAACTTTCTTCCTTCCCCGGCTGCGCGCCGTAGCGGTGAATTGCGCGTTTTCTGCAAAGGCTACCAGTTGCCCTTTCGTCGCGCCGCTCAGATCGGCGGTGGCCACTATCAGCTGCTGGCGAACAAATTCCAAGTATTGAGCTGTCATGCTGTCTCTCCCGGGGTCTGATAGATGCGAACGAAATTTCTCAGTATGCGGTAGTCAACCAGTACGGTGCCGCGGTGCCGGCAGAGGCGGAGCTTTTGCCAGCGGTCGCGGATGCGTTCGATAACGTCACGGCTCATGCGGCCTCCTGATGGCGGGCGCGGCGCTTCTCCAACGCGCGGGCTCTGCGGGTGAATATGGATTTGATGCGCTGCAGGTAGGGAATATCGAACCGGCGCGGCTCGTTATCAGCCTCAAGGCGCTCTACGCGATCCAGGCCAATGCGCTCAATCAGGTGAATGCGGTATTCAACGGCATTTCCGCTTAACTGCCGGTTGCAGCGGGTGCAGGCGGAGTGGACGTTGAAGACGTTGAATTTCAGGTGCGACGCTGCGCCCCGGGAACGGTAATGACTGGCGTCAATAGCGCTGCCGGTCAGGTAGTTGCTCTTGCCGATAAGCGGGCTTCCGCAGCTGACGCAGGACTTACCTTCGTCACGAATGCGAATGTACCGGTTAAAGGCAGACTGAGCCTCTTTATCCCACTGGGCCTTTGTCTTGAATGACTCACGCTTAGCTCGGCGACGCTGGCGCCCCTCTTTCTCGGATTCGCGCAGGCGCTTCACAGCCCTGGCTTTCGCCGCTTCCCGGGCTTTTGCTGTCTGTTTTTTGCCGATCGCGCTGGCGCATTCAAAACTGCATACCACCTGCCCTTCCCGGGTAGGATGGAACCATTCGCGGCAGTGGGCGCATTTACGACGAGCTGGTTTACGCATGTGGCCTCCTTGCCCTCAGGCGTAGCCACTTCTTATCGACCAGACGGGCGGTATAGTCTTTCAGTGTCGGGATATCAGACGGTTTAACCGATGGCTTACGTTTGCGGCGCGCCGGAACGCGGAATATTTCATTGCTGATGATGCGGGAAAGAGGAGTGGGCATCAGGCCTCCTGCTTATCGCGCAGCTGCTGGTACTCGCAACCGCTTGGGATAGTCAGCGCCAGGCCAAACTGAGCGCACCATGCTTCGACCTTGCACAGGAAGATATGCATCTCTCCGGTATCAAGATCGGAGGTGTGCCGGGGTTCCCACGTTGTGGTTTTCTCACCGGTGATGAAGTCGGTGTATGTCACCTCTTCGCAGCCGAGGTAGGTCTTTTTTAGGTTCCGCTTAACCCACTCAGGAGTTGCGTCGGTACGTCCGGAGTTAATCAGATATTCGCTGATTTCCGTGTACCACATGTGACTGAGTGCGTTCTGGCTCAGGCTGCGTTTTTCGCGCCACTCTTTGACCTGCAGACGCAGACATTTGCCTTCAGAGAGATGCTCCTGAAGAATCTGGCCTATAGCGTTGAAATTGCCGCTGTGCAGCTTAATGCCGCATTGAGGGATGTTCACGCTTCACCTCCAAAGAGGTCAAACGCTGAATGCAGAAAATCGCCAGTGGCGTGTGCCATCGGTGACAGGAATTGCTTTAAGGTTTTGTGCGCCATGTGTCCCCACTTGGCGCCGGGGTAAAGTTGTCAGTTGTCCAGACTGACCAGGTAATTATCGCCCTTCCCGGGGATAAAAGCAAAATGAGCATATACGAGAAAAACCCCTCCGGAGAGGGGTTTGATTTTAACTGGAGGATTTGCGTTCTGCGGGGGATTTAGGCATCAGTCGTCATCCTCGTCCCAATCATCATCGTCGTCGTCATCGCAGGATGTGAGCAGAGGATTCATTCGCTGCCCGACCTGGCTGGCGTACCCGCGGCGACCGAGGTTGTGCAGCACGCCGTAGATTTCGAACATTTCGGTTCGCTCAACACCAATATCAAGCTCACAGGCCAACGTGTGGCATTCAGTGGCGAGCGCCGATATCTTCTGAATCAATTCGGCCTTATTCACCTTTCACCTCCTGCGGGGCGGCTGCGAGCATGGCTTTGTACGTGCCTTTTGATGAGGGGTTCTTGGTGCCCATGAAGTGCAGCCACCCGGCATCAATCATCTCTTTTGTAGGCTCCTTCGGCACCATCACGTACCCCTCTGGAATTACCGGAGAGTTGCCGCAGCGCGACTCGGCATTTTCGGCACCCTGCAGCATGGCGGCGCGGCAGGCGTTCCATACTCTCATTGCGAGAGTTACTCGGTCCTCCTTCGCCATCCCGTTAATTTGCACAAAGTTGCAGGCGGCGGAAAAGTTCATTTCCTCCGGCACTACCGGCTCTGGCTGCGCGTGGAGATAGAGCGGGATACCTTTCCCGCCACCGGAAAATTCGTTATGCCCGTTGTACTCCCTTCCATCTTCACCATCGTACATGTACGCCACCAGCTCGCTGTCCATTGCGGCCAGCAGATGTTCAAAAGCATCAACTAACGCGCTATCGTAAGAGTGCCCTGCAATGAGTGCGATAACCTGCTCTCTGGTTATGGTCGATTTGGTCATTTGTTGACTCCTTCTGCCTGATATTTTTCAAACCAGAACACTACCGGCGCGTTAGTTGGTTGAACCAGGCCGAATGATTCAGCTGTGCGGTAGCTTCTTGATGCCCTGCGAGTCACATCAACCTGAGTTGCAATGCGATTGCGAAAATCCTCAACGGTGCTGCACATTTTGAACAGGTTGCAGGGGATGCATGCCGGAACCATATTGTTGACCGTATCGTTTTCTGGTCTGTCCATTGCGTAGCCGTTACTGATATTTCTTCGCACCGCCTCGACGTGGTCAGCGTGCCATTTATCGCCAAGCTCACAGCCGCAGTAAGCGCAACGCCCGCCAAACTTCATGCGTAGCTCTGCGCGCTGTTTTTTGGTCAGCGCCATCACTCAACCTCAACCTTGATGCCAGCGGCAGACGAGAACAACTCAAGCGCCAAGCGCACTTGATGCTCAACTTCATCAGCGAAGGGGCCTTTGTAAGTGTTCCGGTAGTCCGGCAGCTTCACGGTGACGGTGCGGGATTCCAGGCCTTCAGCAGGCTTAGTGCTCCAGCCGTGCCACCACATGAAGGCGCAATATGCCGCTACATCCCTGGGGTCTCCTTTGGCTATATGTTTCTGGAAATCTCGCTGACAGGCTTCTTGCCAGTCGTTATTACGCCAGCTTGTCCCATGATTATATTTTTCCTGGGCTGCATACAGCTTGTCCGCTAAGGCGTGGCTAAATATGAGCACAAGCTCGTTGGTTGCATGAAGCAATCCGGGATGTGAAAGTGACGATGATTTTGAAATCCTCTCCGCTCTGCGTTCAGCGTCCTCGGCCCGCGAAATATTGTGCTGTACCAGGCGAGACAGCTCAGTAACCTTTTCATTCGCGATACTGTTTTGCTGCTCCAGCTCGGCGATGCGCTGGCGCAGAGTAGTAACCTCGTCGAACAACTCACAGGAAGTACGCCCCTGCTCAACCGATTTTGTCTGCGCCTTCTCCAGCGCCTCTACCAGCGCGAGGAATTCATCCCATTTCATGACTGGCGCATACGTATCTTTATCGCCGTGTTTCAGTCTCATATCTGAAATTATGCGTTCGACTCTCTGCGCCAGTTCGGTGATATCAGTCATTCGGCACCGCCTTCAGCGCTACGCAACCAGATGCATACCGCACCATCTTCAGTGTCGTGAATGGAGCCTACAAACCAGCCCTCACCGGCAGGCGGTTCCGGTTGCCATTGAGAGATGTCGTAACCATCGATATTCGGGTCTACGTCATCTTCATCACGGTAAACCACCTTCCATGCGAGTCCGTTTTTATCAAGCCAGGTATTGAACTCATCAGATGAAATAAACTCCCGGCCATCGCAAAATTCATCGTATAGCTGATGAGTCCAGTAACCGTATTGGTCGCGCTCGACTGGCAATGCTGTAAATTTGTTCATGCTGAAGGCTCCTGCTTTGGCATCAGCGCATCGCGGACGCTCTGGCGGTAGTAGTGGTGAAAGGCGAACGTCAGGCCTAACTTTGTTGGCCGCTCCTGCTTGCCCAGCAGCTTGAGGCGAGTGCAGATGGTTGTCGCCGTCCAGCCAGAGTGATAGCCTGAGGCACGCTTAAGCACTGTCTCAGCCAGGATGGTACGGAAATCATCCCGCCCGAAGTTTGTGCCTTCAAAGGCGCTGTTAACAACCTCATCGGTCAGATGTGAATCGTCGATGATGCTCATTTGGCCCCCTCGCGCAGCTGCTTGGAAATATAATCCGCAAGTTCGCCTTTTTTATTTAGGTTTTGCATCTCCATCAGGTCGGACATTGCAAGTCCATTGGTCGGCGAGATAACAACAAAGTTACCGTTAACTTCAAACTGGCGACCTTGCTTCTCCATGCGTTTCACAAAATCAGCGACCTTTGACATTTAACACCTCCAAAACGAAAGACTTCGCCCACTCGGCCTCTAGATGACATTCCATTGACACAAGATGCGCGGAAAACTCCTTCACCCCATCAGCCTTAATCCCGGCTACGATGCGATCGGTGGAGGGGGTTTTGATGCGGATGCTTTCACGGAGGATGAAGTAAGAGTTTAGCATCCCAGTCTCTGGCATTTCCTCCGCATTAAATGCATCGATCGCAGCGTCCATTGCTGGTCCAAGAGGTTGAGGGTGAGCAGTACGAATGACGCATAACTCCGCCACGATTTGGTTTATTGCCTCCACCAGATCGGATGGGGAAACATCGTCTGCATCTGGCTTAAAGCCGAGAGCAGAGCGCACAGCGCGAGATTCAGCCATCCTCTGGTCGGCATGACCTGCAGACATCGAATATCGTGCATTCTCCGCAGCCAGCTGCTCAACCTGAGAATTAAGCGCCTGAATTCTCGTATCCCGGAGAACCTGCAGCGCTCGAATTTCGCTGGCTACCGACGCAGGGCCATCCTCGCCGCAAGCTTCCATCATGGTCTTTTCCCATACACGCTCTGCATTAAGCGCCGCATCACGCTCGCCAGCAACACCCACCGCCCAGCGCATAATGTCCAGATACTTCTGCTCTTTGATTGACAGCTCGCCCGCACTCTCCAGCGACTGAATGAGCTCGTTTACTGTTGAGATGTTCATTTTCTTACTCCCGCCAGGCACTGGTTAAAAAGGTTGGTCAGCTTGTTGGCGCCGCAATGATGATTGCTAAACTGAAAATCAGCCGACGTGCTTTCGGTTACGGTTGTCTGCTCAGCAAGGGTGTAGCGATAGCCTTTGCGCTCACCTGCTCGCAAAACCCGGCCATCGTTAAACGTTGCCCAAATGGCAGAGTTCACGACAGAAGAATGCAAGCCTGTTCCGGTGCGTATCTCTGAAAAAGTGCAACCAGGATTGCTGCCGATAAAATTGATGACGATTTGAGTACCGGATATACGTTTCATTGAATCAGCCCTTTTTCTTTGCCAATCAGGTATTCGTCCCGCAGCCACTGAGCCGGGGTTAGCGCGCCGAGTGATGCAGCGCCAGGCATGCAGCCGAAGCTTTTACCTTCCGGGTGAAAACCCTGCTGCCTGCTGGCGTGATTTGTGGGGATCACTTCCTGGTTGTTCTCCAGAGCCAGTACCGGCGACGGTATTTTTTCTCCGGCGGCGACTTTCAGCGCCCAGTCTTCCAGTTTTTTAGCGGCATATTTCTCGGTTTCTGCCTCGCTGAGCTGGCGCTGGTACATTGCTCGCCGGGTATCGGTAACAACCCAGTACTGAACCGTACCGGGTTT